CAATACGTAGTGCCTAAAAAATTTATAACAAATAAGAGTTTATATTGGTGGAAACGTGCGTACGAAATTCATTCTAAATATGACAAAGCTCCGTGGATATTTGAAAGATTGTGGCCTGTTATATGGAAGTATAACACATATTAATTTTTATGCATAAAATTTTTGATTATTTAATAGTAGGCTCAGGATTTTTTGGATCTATATGTGCAAGGAAATTGACAGACGCAGGATATAAGTGTCTTGTCATAGATAAAAAAAGTCATATAGGAGGAAATTGTTATACAGAGAAGAGGGATAATATTAATGTTCACATTTATGGTCCTCACATATTTCATACATCAAACGAAGAAGTATGGGAGTGGATAAACAAGTATGTGTCTTTTAATAATTTTAGATATTCTCCAGTAGCTAATTATAAAGGGGAGGTATATTCCCTCCCTTTTAACATGTGGACATTTTCTAAGTTGTGGGAAGTGACTACACCACAAGAGGCCAAAGAAATGATTGAGAGACAAAGCAGCCATATAGGAGAACCTCAAAATCTAGAAGAGCAAGCTATTAAGTTAGTAGGAAAAGATGTGTATGAAAAACTCATTAAAGGATATACCACAAAGCAATGGAGGAAATCTCCTAAGGAACTGCCTAAAGAGATTATAAAAAGACTCCCTGTTAGGTTTACCTATAACAATAACTATTTCAATGACAAATACCAAGGAATACCTATAGGAGGATATACCCAGGTATTTGAAAAACTATTAGATGGGATAGAAGTGTTGTTGGATCAAGATTATTTAGCTGATAAATCACACTGGGATAGTAAAACAAAGAATATTATATATACTGGGCCTATAGATGCATTTTATGATTATAAATTCGGACAATTAGAGTATAAAACAGTGTCCTTTGATCATAAAAGATTAGAGACACCTAACTACCAGGGAGCCGCAGTTATGAATTTTACCGAAGAAAAAATCCCGTATACCCGAATAATAGAACACAAACATTTTGAAAATTCAGAATCAGACGTCACTCATGTGACATGGGAATACCCTGTAGACTACGATTCAAAAACAACAGATCCTATGTATCCTGTAAACGACGTTGAAAATAACAAAAAGTACCAGAAATACAAGGAATTAGCAGATCAGGAAACAAACGTGTTTTTTGGGGGAAGATTAGCTGAATACAAATATTATGATATGCACCAGGTAATAGAATCGGCTTTAAATTTTTGTAGAAGATATTTATATATATGAACTATGTAGTCAATATAGAAGGAGATGCTCCCGGACCATTTAATATATACTACGATACCGCCTCAGCAGGTACCTTGGTATATTCGTCTGCGTCTAGGACAGAATTAATAAATGGGCTTATTGTGGGAGGCGTCCCTGTAACTGCAAGTATTATATGGATACAGAGTCTAGATCCAGATTGTGATGAGATACTGCCTTATTACTTGCCTACTCCTACACCAACTCCACAGCCTACAGCCACCCCTGCACCTACTCCTACACCTGTAGTTGAGGATTGTACGTTGAGTGGAAGCTTTGTATATACGTTTACACCTACACCAGCACCGACAGCGACGCCTGTACCTAGTGCTACGCCTACACCAACGCCTGCACCAACAGCTACTCCAGCACCAACCCCAACTCCTACACCAACTCTAGAACCAAGTAGCTTAGCAATATATGCTAAGTATATAAACTCAACGGGAAGTCTTCAATACTCAATAAACGGAGGAAGTCCTATATTACTTGGTCCAATAGAAACATCTTCTTGTTTGGTAACCATAACCATAAGCAGTTTAAGCATAGGAGACACCGTTACATTCAGTGAAGTAGATACTAAAGCAGTAGCAGGAAGCGAATCAACTTGTCCAAATGGACCAAGTGGATTTTTGTGTAGTTACACTAGAACAATAACTACCGCAGGTCTTCAATACGTATATTTAACGGTGGACGGAGATTCGTTCTGTTAATAAACTATAAAACATAAATGGCAACAACACCAGTAATATTAAAGATATCATCAATAGGGACCGACGCAGGACCCTTCATTATCAGCGATAATGTGTTGGGAAATATAGCTTTTGGAGTTACAAGGGCACAGTTATTAGCAGGGTATACAGTAAATGTAGACACTACCGCTACTACAGCAACAGCTACTTCAACAGGAACCTGTACAAATAGTATTAATTTTACACTGTCTCCATTCCCTACACCAACTCCAGCACCTACACCAACTCCTACACCTACCCCAACTCCTATAGCAGCATTCCAAGCTTTGTTTGATTCAAACTATACTAGCAATGCAAACGTATGTGGAGATGGAGGACGTGTATGGTCAAGACTGACAGCTCCTTCTGGATCCACTGTGCGTCTCAGCCTTAACGTAGCTCAAGGTATAACTAACGTATCAGGATCTGTAGCATGTATAGAAGGTGTTTTGTATGAGACTACTTTACCATCAAGCTACCCAACACCAGGAACAATGCTGGGAGGAGTATCAGGATCTGTAGGTGCTATTTACGTTCCTTTCTATGTAACCGATTCAGATACAGTAGATATTACAATACCAGCTGCTGGATACAAAGACGTGATGTTAGTGTACAAAACTAATCACCTGACTTCTAATTTCACAAACGGTAGCTTTACCGTACAGATAACCCAGTTTAACGGTACGCCTGTATCGGGAGATATCTTAGGTACTAACTATTTATGTTCGGACTCAGGACCGTGCTCGTACTAAAATAGAATACTATGCCCTACGAAGATTTCAAAGTTAGTTTTCAGAATAGCAATATTATCCTACAGAGGACTATAAACTGCACCGTGAAGGATCACGAGATGAATTATAGTTATAACCCATCTATATTGGCATCAGGCAGTAAAGAACAGATGTTAGGATTTGCTACAGGGTCTGGGGATTTCATGCCATACGCTACAACTATAGGCTTTTACAATGACAACAACGATTTACTCTTAGTTGGAAAGTTTGCACAGCCTTTACCTATCTCATCTAATACAGATACAAATTTCATAATCAGAATGGATATTTAATATGTGGTTTTATAAAGGACAGGTTGTCAGAGAGTTATCTCAATTTCCAGAAGGAACGTACGGTTTTATTTACAAGATTACTAGGGTAGAAGATGGTAAATTCTACGTAGGTAAAAAGAACCTCTTATCAGAACGCACCAAACTCCTCACTAAAAAGGAGCTAGCAGAGCTACCAGCAAAGGGTAGAAAGCCCACTAAGAAAAAAGTCATCACTGAAAGCAATTGGAAGGACTATTACGGGTCTGAACCGTCTTTGAAGGAGTCTATATCGGAATTAGGGAGATATGCGTTTAAACGGGAGATATTGCATTTGTGCAGCCATAAAAAGCAGTTAACTTATCAGGAAATGAGACATCAGATCCTAGAGGGATGCCTGGAGTCTGAAAACTGTTTCAACGGAAACGTTCTAGGAAAATTTTGGAGAAAAGATATTTAATCCTATATTTGTCCTGATGGAGAATCTACTATCAGGCCTTTTAGACCAAGTTTTAGGGTATGGAGAAACTGCTACTCGCAGCAACCGCAAATACCATTGTCCTTTTGTAGACTGTCCTACACACGGTACCAATAAGAAGAAATTAGAGGTAGATATACTGACCGATTCGGAAGGGAACAATAAGTGGGCTTGCTGGGTGTGTGGATCCAAAGGCAGGACTATTAGAAGCCTTTTTAGAAAAATAGGAGTATCCAAAAGTCATTTACAAGACCTAGACAAGATTATTGTCAGGACAGATAGAGATTCAGAAGACAGCACTGTTTTTGATGGGGTATTACCAGCAGAGTACAAGTTTCTCTTAGATGCCAAACCTCATGATATCCTAGCAAAGCATGCCATGCTATACCTCAAAAAGAGAGGCATCACTGAATCCGACATTATCAAGTATCAGATTGGTTACTGTGAGGAAGGGAAATACGCAGAACGCATTATAATGCCTTCTTTTGACGCTACAGGCAAGATCAATTTCTTTGTAGGTAGATCCTTTGATCCAGAAGTGAGACTGAAATATAAGTATCCACAAGCCTCTAGGGACATTATCCCATTTGAGATGTACATAAACTGGAACATCCCTGTGGTTTTGTGTGAGGGAGGCTTTGATATGCTAGCCATAAAGAGGAATGCTATTCCCCTATTAGGGAAGTCTATAACCCCAAAACTGATGAAAAAGCTGGTAGAATCTAGCATAAAAAAAGTGTACATAGCCTTAGACAACGATGCTATTACGATGGCGCTGAAACACTGTGAAACGCTAATTTCTCTTGGAAAGAAGGTGTTTTTGGTAGAAATGAACGATAAAGACCCCTCTGAGATGGGTTTTCAGAAGTTTCTATCTCTAATTCAAACAGTGGAACCGCTTACCTCAGATAAATTACTCAAATACAAAATGATGATATGATGGAAAACAACACTAATTTCCTGATCAAATTAGATCAAACTCAGTACCAAACTCCCGATATTACTAAGAAAGGAGTAGCACAGGCAGCTTATAACATCTACAAAGCTGTCATGGAAGGCAATATGTCTGCTGTGGATATAGCAGTCATGCTAAAGTTCGTAGAGGAGACCTCAAAGCAGCTTAAGGAGCTGACAGATGAGGCAGGTAAGAATACATTTACGGAACTGGTAAGAGAGGAAATCACTAGGAACTCAGACAACGGTAAGTCATACACTACCAAACACGGGGTAAAATTTGAACTATACGAGGCTGCTACCAAGCATGACTACGAAGCCTGTGGAGATCCTGTTTGGAACAGGATGAATAAGGAAATGGAACTCCTAAAAGCCAAGATGAAAGAGAGGGAGTCCTTTCTGAAGACCCTGTCTCAACCAGTCACCATGAATGTTGTAGACCCGGATACGTTTGAAGTACACGAGTCTGTCCAGATTTACCCTCCTGCAAAGAGTTCAACCTCAACGTATAAACAGACCATGATTAACGGGTAGCGTGATATTTATATGAGTATCGTACGCATATGCAAGAACAACATCCGTGCTATTATCCAGGGGAATTCGCTCCTCCTACCAAAATGCATTTACATGCATTAGATTGGCTTTTAAATAGGCCAGAAGTGTCTCATGTCCACGTAGTTTTGGGAAAAGATGACGGAGGCCCAGTAACCCAAGAACAAAAAGCAAAGATGTGGGAGATGCTTCTTAGATCTAATATGGCTCCACAAGCATCTATTATAAAGTCTAAGGATAAAGGTTCATTGAGTGAAGTGTATGCAATCATGGAGGAGAAAGGAGACAAACCTGCTTATCTAGCATTAGACGAGAAATCTGCTAGAAACAAAAAGCTACAAAAGAAATTTAATAAATTTCCGTATTACGGATTTCAATTAATCCCATCACAGTTTTTCAAATCATCTAGCAATCTTTATCAAGCAGCACAAAACGATGACAGGGAAACTGTTAAAAGCGAATTGCCTAATGATTTTTCAGATGCATCAGTAGATGAGTACATGAGTATTCTCAAACAGAAAAAAGAAGATGCTCCACTAGAAGACAAATCACCTTTGCTTAATTACAAAGAACAATATACAAATAAATTTAATGACGGTTTTTGGAAATCAGTATTTGACCCTATAACAAACGAAGAATAATGGAAGAATTTGCTTTACTTGTCGGAACTTTAATGCAGTCTAGAAACCAAGCGCACATTTATCATTTGCAAGTTAAAGGCCTAGGATCTGGACAGGCGCACACCGCTTTGCAAGAATACTATGAAGGCATTATACCTTTGGTAGATCAACTTATAGAATCATATCAAGGAAAATATGGAATATTATACGGATATAAAATGGCAGGTACTTTGAAAGAAGACGGGCAATACGTAAAATATTTCGATGCTCTATGCATGTTCATGACTAGGATAAAACCAGCTCTACCACAAGACACCTATTTGCAGAATCAATACGATGAAATAGAGCAATTTATACAGTCAATAAAATATAAATTAAACAATCTTCAATAATGAAACTTACAGATATCGTTAAAGATCTATTAGAAGATAACTGTGATTGTGATAAAGGGGACCTATCAGAAGGAATGCGTTATCATGTAGATACCGACAGGCCTATAACAGAGAATATCTACAGGCCATTCTCTCAAAAGTATTTTGATCTATTTAAAGAAGCTCGCGAACTGTACAAGAAAGGACAGTTGCAACTCACAGAAGAAGAGGAGAAGCTTATTAAGAATACTGATCTGGGAGAGTATGGAGTATATAATGGTATTAAAGTACCTCTTGATTTCCCAATGAGCTATGAGCAGATCCAAGAAGTAAAGCACAGAGGAAAAGAGATACAATTGAATAAACCAAAGCGTGGAGGGACCAAGAAATTCTACGTATATGTACGTAAACCAGGTGGTGGTATAAAGAAAGTGTCATTCGGAGACACTACTGGTCTGAAAGCAAAGATCAATGATCCTAAAGCACGTAAATCATTTGCAGCAAGACATAAATGTGCACAGGCTAAAGATAAAACAACAGCAAACTACTGGTCATGTAGATTGCCAAGATATGCTAAAATGTTGGGAATAAAGTCTAACTTTAGTGGATATTGGTAATGGTAAAGTTATTAGACATATTACTAGAACAGTACATTGATCCATCAGAAGCTCTTGAAGATTTAAGCTCTTTGAAGACTGTAATTGATGGTAAAAGAAATGTGTGTTTTCTAGTAAAAGACGCTGTTACTACATCTGAGTGGAATAAGATACAAAAACTAATAACAGACAACGGACTGAAGTCAATGTATGTTAGAGGTAATGAAGGAGATGCATATGTGGTGTACAGGCCAGGAAGTGAAAACCAAGCTACTAAACTAAAAGATGTAGCAGAAAAATATGGAGGTTACCTACACTACAAAGCAAGCGATAAAGATACAAGAGAAATAGGAAAGCTTTTACAATACGATCCAGAAGCAGTAGAAGAGTATATAAAAAATAGGAAAGTATAATGGTGAGATTCATAGACATATTAAAAGAAGCCATCAAAGAAGGAAAGCAAGTCGGTAAGATATACCACTTTACATCATATGAATCCGCATTAGATATCATAAAAGATAAGTATGTTTTGAAAAATATAAAGCCTGATGCAGACGGAGAGACTTATGTGAGCTTTACTAGAAACAGAGATTTAAAAAGTCCCACAATCAGTAGAAACGTAAGATTCACTATAAACGGAGACACGCTATCTAACAAATATAAAGTAGAACCATTTGCTGACGTCAAAGCTGGGTTTGGCAGAAGAAGTTCTGATGAAGCTGAGGAAAGAGTTGACGTCGCTCCAATCGGAGGAAAACTGGATTTTTCAAAATATCTATTATCCATAGATGTGATGAAGCCAGGACAAATAGTTAATATGGACGATGAAGATGAAACAGTTCCTGAATTTTTATCAGGATATGAAAATCTGATAAAATATATGAACGCAAATAATATTGATTTTAATTTAGTTGATTCATATGGAAGAAAGGCCCTATAAAGAATTATATAATGAGGGTTGGTACGAAAGGGTTTTTGAAGAGGATGTTGATAGTGGAGAATTAAGATGGCACAGAGATAGAGAAGATAGAATAGTAGAACCAGTAGAGCCGACAGATTGGATGTTCCAAAGAGAAAATGAACTGCCTCAAAAAATAGAAGGGCAGATTTTTATTCCTATGGGACAGTGGCACAGGACGATAAAAGGCACAGGAGATTTAAAAATAAGGATCAAAAAAATAAATGGAATATAATAAACCAAGGACGGGTAAGAAGCAAAAAAGATGGAGTATAAAATATAAGAAGTCCATCAATTGCAGCAACCCTAAAGGGTTCAGTCAGATTAACTACTGTAAACGTAAGAAAAGAGGAGGACAATATAAATCCGAATCTTTAGTATCTTTACTAGTTCAATCTATAAAAGAAGAGTATAAAAAATAGTTATGGGAGAAACATTACTAAAAAAAGAGTTTCGAGAAAGAGACGTACAGCGTCTAAGGAATATCATAACAAAAAAGTACGGAAACGCTACGGGTGTTCAAATAGGTTATGAGAAAGAGACAGAAGATCACTTAGAAGGGGACGTGTGGGAAGAAGAAGGAAAAACCTGGACCCTAAAGGACGGTATTAAACAAACAGTTACTAAGCTTGATGAGATCAAGAAGCTAACCAGAATGCCTTTTTTATGTCCTACCTGTTCTAAGCCTATGAAGAATCCTCTGGATAAAAAGATGTATCCTATTCATAATGAATGTTTTGACTGTGTAGTGGTCAGAGAAACTAGGTTAAAAATAGAGGGGAGATATGACGACTACGCCAAGAACATGGTTACAAAAAATATAATAACCCATATAGAAGAGGCGGAGGAGTTTATAGAGGAGTACGCTAAAGGCAGCACCAAAGAGTCTTACGTGACAGAACAAGGGGACGTAGAAGAGTGGGAAGGAGGCGTAGATAAGGACAAAATGGTCGAGAAATGGAAGGAAGAACTTAAAGAAATGAAGGAAAGACTAGAAAAATAAATATTTATACGTATAAACTATTAGAAATGAAACTCTCAGACATCTTTAAAGAATCTTTATTAGAGGCCAAAAAGAAGAAACCATCCGCAGGTCTTAGCAAGAAGCAAAAGTCAGCAGTTGTAAAGAAAGCAAAAGCTGGTAAAGATATTGGTAAGAAGGGCAAAGGATTTAAGGATATAGTAGCAACAGCTAAAGAAAGAGGAGCTAAAGATCCTAAAGCAGTAGCAGCAGCTGCTATGTGGAAAAACATCAAGCGTGAAGGTGCTGAGAACATAGAAGAAATGCATGACCATGAAGTATCCATGGCTAAAAATAGCCTTAAATCCATAGTAAAATCAGCAGCTGAACTTATGATGAAGCTAGGAGATGATGAGAGAAACCTACCAGGATGGATCCAAGATCACATTACAAATGCTGAGAACTATCTTGATCAAGCAGCACAGGGATTTCATGAATTAGGACATTCTGAAGAAGAAGAGGAAGAAGAAGATGATGATGAAATGGGTATGATTGAGCCTGTAGACGAGAAGAAGATGACTAAAGATGAGAAAGCAAAGAAAGAGGATATTATAAAAGCTCTTGCTAAGAAGAAAGGTGGAAAAGATAAGTTGGAGCCTAGAGATTATGCAATAGCCACAGCTCAAGCTATTAAATCTGCTGAATAGTGAAGCTTTTAGATATATTAAAAGAGATAGATCCTAAAGTAGGAACTGGTAAAAAACCTAAAGGGTCTGATCGTCGTTTATATACCGATGAAAACCCAAAAGATACGGTAGGTGTTAAGTTTAAAACTAAGGAAGATATAGTAGACACTTTAAGTAAGGATTTATTTAAAAGCAAAAAACACGCCAGACAATCTCAAATTATAAACCTAATACACCAAAGAGTTAGAGCTGCATATAAAAATGCGAAAAAACCAGAAGTTAAATCTAGATTAAAACGTGCTTTAGACTATATTGAAAATCGTAAAGAACAATCTAAAGAAAAAACGCAGCGTCTAAAAGCTAAAAAAAATGATTAAGTTTATTCAAATATTAAAAGAATCTAAAAAAACATTTGAGACGTTTGCTGAGAATCGTTTAGCAGGTGCTGAAAAAATTATAGCTAATGCAAAAGAAAAAGGCGGAGATGCATTGCTAACATATAATCATTTTAAAGTTAAACCTTCATATTATAAAAAAGCTATAGAGGGTAAATTCGACATAGAACTAGCTAAAAAGGAATATGAAGAAGTTTATAAAAAAATATCTCTTAAAATGACTCAAACTGAGTTTCAAAAAGAGGTTGGCAGGTTAGAAGTATTAGGAGAGCTTATTATAAAAAATTCATAATGAAACTATTAGACATACTAAAAATTATGCTCAAAGAAGAGCTAGAAAATAGTAATTGCGAAAGTTGCGGTGAAGAACAGAATATAGATCTCATATACGAAAAACTTTGCCCAAAAGGAAAGGCATATGCAGAAAGAAGAAAAGCAGCCGGAGAAAAACATTCAGCATATTTGATGGGAAGAGCTGTCCAAGTTTGTAAAGGGGGGATAGGTAAAAAAAGAAAACTAAATAAAGAAGAGTTAGAAGAGTTAGAAGAAGATTTACATAGTTGGTTTAATAGAGAAGATTGGGTTAGAATAGATACTGAGGGAAATATTGCTGGACCTTGTGGATCTATGAAAAAAGGAAAACCCACTACAAGGTGTTTGCCAAGAGCTAAAGCAGAAAGATTAACTAAAGCAGAAAGAGCAGCTACGTCAAGAAAAAAAGTAGCAGCGTCTAAAAAAGGAAAACAATTTGTATCAAATACAGATAAAGCAAAAGTCTCATTTAAAAATAGGTCTAAAAAGTAATGAATACGGAACTAATAGTAGCCATAATCACAGCTGTAACCACTTCTGTAGTAGGACCTATTGCTGTTCACTACTTTAAACTTATTATAGAAAAGAAGAAAAAAGATCCAATAGTAGAATCTCTGGATACAAATGAATTAGTAACTCAAAAGCTAGAAGAAGTATCTAGCGTCATTGGATCAGACAGAACGTGGTTATTACAGTTTCATAACGGAGGTTATTTTTATCCAACAGGTAAATCAATACAAAAGTTTAGCATGGTATATGAGCTTCTTGTACCAGGGATAGCACCTTGCCAGCACCAACTTCAAAACATTCCAGTAAGCTTATTTAACAGGTCTATAAACACTCTAAGCAAAGGATTAGTAATATCCATTCCAGACACAAAGATAGAAAACAAACAATTTGAAGGGTTCACTTCAGTCATTCCAGGAGCCAAGGTAAAAAGCACTTATTTATTCCCGATATTCACTATTAAAAATGAATTTATAGGTATAGTAGGGATAGATTTTGTAGGTAAAAAGAAGAATTTAGTAGAAGCTGACATAGCTGCTATAGATATAGAATTATCAACCATTGGGGGAGTCCTCAACAATTATTTAAAATCATGATAAAGTTTGTAGATTTATTAGAAGAATATGGTGGTGGGGAGTACGAAGTACCAGAAAACCACAAAGCAGGAATGAGGGTTCCTAAAGGGGGATCCTGCTGTGCTAACTGTAAATGGTGGGTACACAAAGGAGACAGTGAAGAGTACCATTGTGCTAGCACTTATTACCAAAAATGGGCTGGAACCGATTCTATTCCATATCCTGCCGATGAATATTGCACCAACTGGTGGGAGCCTAAAGAGAACCTTAACAAGGAAAAGGACAAAAAATAGGATATTTATATATATGAAACCTAATTTCTTTGAAAATTTCAGGTATAAGTTCCTATTCGAGGAAGCAGAGATTACCCCAGTAGAGACTGAGTCTAATTTGGAGAAAGTATTAGCTAAATCCCCAAAAATAACTAGCGTACTTGTAAAACTACTTACCTCAGAAAAAAGTAAAAACGATACTGCATTAGAACAGATCAGAAGCACCGTATCTGATGTTCGTTGTATCTCTTATAAACCTACCACGTTTAGAGTAGTTATTCCAAATGGAAACTATTTTGATATAAAATATAACCCAACTCCACTAGAACTAGAGTATCCAGAGGATTATTCTCCTACCGATGCTTTCCAAGTGTTAGTGAGTGGGAAAAAGTTTAATATAGGAAATAGATCTGAATACGAAGATGCTATGGACTATATTAACATACTTCTAAAAACAGCTCCTGTAACCAAAGAGCCAGAACCAGAAGAAGCACCAGCTGAGACAGCCCCTGAAGAAGAGACTCCTCCAGCTGAACAAACCCCTGAAGAAGAAGCATAATGGACTTAACTAAGTATCAAAATATTAACAATCAAGTAATTGTATCGGGACAAAACATTGTCCCTTATGTACTTAGTTTAGTAGAGTATATTCAAAATTCTGGAGTAAATATTATGCCATACCCAAGCATAAAATTCTCTAAAATTACTGAATATGCTACTGACCCTTTTGGAAGAACAGCGTACTATAACCCTAGCTCTCAATCAGTAACTTTGTTTACTGAAGGAAGACACATAAAAGACGTATTAAGAAGCTTGGCGCACGAGTTAATTCATCACAACCAGAACCTATCTGGTATGTTTGACAAATCTCATGAACCAGCTTTATTAGATCCGAGATATGCAGAAAATAACAAACATCTTTTGGAATTAGAAAAAGATGCGTATCTTCGGGGTAACATACTATTTAGATTTTGGGAAGACTCAATGAAGTAATATGAAAAAGTATATCATACCAGCAGTATTAGCATTAGCAGCAGCAGCTTTAGTATTTTATGGATCTAACAAATTCAATAAAAGCAAATTTCAACAAGAGATAGATGGTCTTAATGCAGAGATTAAATTGCAAGAGGATACTATCCAAATGAAAGAAAAGGAAATTGAAGTTTTTGCTGAGAAAGTAGAAATTGCTGAGCAAAAGTTAGAAGAAAACAAAGGTAAAGTAAAAGTAATATATAAAGAATATGAAGTACAAGTTCAGACTGTTGACAGCTACGATATTAATCAGCTTGAGCAGTTTTTCGCAAACAGATACGCAGACACAACAGCAAGTAAATAACGATACTGTTAAACTGCATAAAGACGTAGCGAAAAAAGTTGTTAAAGATTTGATGTATCTAGACGTTCTTAAAAAAGAACGAGTATTGCTATTAGAGAATATCGACACTTTAAATGCTCAAAAAGGGTATAAAGACGATATTATTAAGTTGAAAGATGATCAGATTGGAGGATATAAAAAGACAATCGATCTTTATAAAACAAAAGAATTTAAGTATAATTCTGCTATAAACAGCTTAACTCTTGAAGTGAAAAAACAAAAACTGACTAAGAAGCTATCCTTTGGAATGGTTTTACTGGCAGTTGGTGTCGCGTTTATAAAATAAAATGTCAGAAGAAAAATCTTTAAAAGAAGTAATTAAGGAGGAGTATCTCAAATGTGCATCTGATCCGATATACTTCCTCAAACGTTATGTTTATATACAAACTAGCGAAGGGAGAATGCTATTTGCTCCCTACGTCTTCCAAGAAAAACTTCTATTTCTTCTAAACAAACACGATAGAACTCTTATCTTAAAGTCTAGACAGCTTGGTATCACTACCCTCACTGCTGCTTATGCTTTGTGGTTGATGATATTCAACAAAGATCAATCTATTCTTGCTCTAGCTCCAACACAAGAAAAAGCTAGAAACATCGTAGATAAAGTAAGATTTGCTTACGCGCAGCTGCCTACATGGTTGAAGATACCTGCGTCAGAAGATAATAAACTTAGCCTCATACTATCTAATGGATCTAAGATCAAAGCAGCATCAGGAGCATCTGAAAGTGCCCGTGGTTACACTGCAAACGTATTGATTCTTGATGAGGCAGCGTTCATAGACAATGCAGAAGATTTGTGGGGATCTGCTCAACAAACTCTTGCTACAGGTGGTAGAGCTATTGTGCTTTCTACTCCGAATGGGGTAGGACAGTGGTTCCATCAACAGTGGGTAGGAGCAGAATCTGAAGAAAATAATTTTGTTCCTATTAGACTACCTTGGCATGTTCATCCGAGTAGAGATAAGAAATGGAGAGAAGATCAGGACAAGGAATTAGGAAAGAGACTAGCAGCGCAGGAGTGCGATTGCTCATTTATTTCATCAGGAGATACCTATTTTGAATCAGAGGATCTAGAATATTTTTCAGAGAGAACAGTTGAGCCAATAGAGATGAGGGGAGAGAAAAGAGATTATTGGATTTGGGAATACCCAGTTCCAGACAGATCATATATGGTGATAGTTGATACTGCAAAAGGAGACGGATCAGATTCATCTGTGGTGCAAATTATAGATGTGTTTAATGGATCTCAAGTAGCAGAGTATAGAGGAGATATGGATACAAAGTCTCTATCTAAATTTGCTGTAGCTGTTGCTGTTGAGTATAACGAAGCGTTGCTTGTAGTAGAAAACACAGGGCTAGGACATGCTACTATATCCGATGTACTTGAGCTAAACTATAACAACATCTACTATTCTCCAAAGGGAGATACCCTAAACGTATCGTCCTATGTTACACAGATGTACAACTATGACACTTCAAAGATGACTCCTGGTTTCACCACGTCTACAAAGACCAGACCAGAAGTTTTATTGTCTTTTAAGCAATATGTTAGAGATCATAGCATATCTTTGAACTCTAAAAGACTTATATCAGAAATGTCTACTTTTGTATGGAAGAATAGTAAACCCCAAGCTCAATCAGGATATCATGATGATTGTGTCATGGCTTATGCTATTGGGATGCATTTGAGAGATAGTGCTGTGCAATATCGTGCAAAAGGTGTAGATTTGCAGAGGGCTCTTTTGAATAGTATAAGTAGGAATAGCGGATTTGCGAATCCAAGGACTACAAATCCCTATGACAAGAACTTTCAAAACCCATATCAGCTAAATGTTAACGGGCAACAAGAAGACATTAGCTGGTTAATAAGATAGTGATATTTATATATATTAAACAATAATTAAGAAATAAATGCCAGTAGACAAGTCATTATTCCCCCGTCTCAAACGACTGTTCTCCACTGACGTAATCATACGTAATGTAGGTGGAAATCAGCTCCGTGTAATGGACGTGGAGAGAATACAGTCCTTTGGACAACTTCAGACCAATTCTTTGGTCGACAGATTCACCCGTCTGCACAAGGCAGGACAAAGAATGCAATTCAACCCTACGTTGAATTACCAAACTTTAAGGCTACAATTATATGCAGACTATGAGGCGATGGACACAGACGGTATTATTGCATCTGTACTAGATATTATTTGTGAGGAAGCTACGCTAAAGGGAGAGACCAATGAGGTACTAAAGATCCGTAGCAGCAATGAAAACATTCAGAAGATATTATATAACCTGTTTTATCAGGTATTGAATATTGAATTTAATCTCCCTATGTGGATTAGATCCATGTGCAAATATGGAGATTTCTTCCTTAAATTGGATATAGCTGAAAAATTTGGAGTGTACGGAGTACGTCCATTATCAGTGTATGATATGATCAGAGAAGAGGGTCAAGATCCAAACAACCCTTCTTATATTCGTTTTGTATACGATCCTGTAGCTGTAGCTGGTGGTACAACCGCTACTAAGAATAAAGAGAGCTTTGAGAACTTTGAAATAGCTCACTTCCGTCTTTTGACAGACACAAACTATCTGCCTTTTGGTAGATCTTATATAGAGCCTGCTAGAAAGTACTTCAAGCAATATATCCTTATGATGGACGCTATGCTTTTGCATCGTATCATGAGGGCTCCTGAAAAGCGTGTATTCTATATTAACGTGGGTAACATCCCACCAAATGAGGTAAATGCCTTTGTTCAACAGACCATCACAGGCATGAAAAAGACTCCATTCATTGATCAACAGACTGGAGAATACAACCTTAAATTTAACATCCAAAACATGCTGGAGGATTTCTATATTCCAGTACGTCCAGGAGATAACACTACTAAGATAGACACTACAAAAGGTCTAGAATATGCTGGTATTGAGGACGTTGAGTTCCTTAGAGACCTCATGTTGGGATCTTTAAAAGTGCCTAAGTCATTCTTGAACTACTCAGATGAGTTAAACGGAAAGTCAACAATTAGTGCACTAGACGTTCGTTTCTCTAGAACAATAGAACGCCTTCAGCGTATTGTGATTAGTGAGCTTGAAAAGATCGCTATCATCCATTTGTATGTACAGGGATTTGAAGACGCAGATTTGCTTAATTTCAGCCTAGAACTCAATAACCCATCTATTATCTACGAACAAGAGAAGATAGCTCTATTGAAAGAAAAAGTGGCTTTGGCTGCGGATATCATGGACAAGAAGATATTCTCTACAGACTGGATCGGAGATAAGATATTCCAATTGTCAGAAGATCAAATCAACCAAGAAAGAGATCTTATTGTCAAGGATGCTGAACGCGCATTCCGTTACAATCAGATCGAAAATGAAGGAAATGATCCTGCAATTTCTGGAGAGTCATACGGTACTCCTCACGATTTGGCTAGCATATACGCTGACAGAAGTGACAAGCCTGGGGACACAGAAATACCAGATGGGTATGATGAAAAGAAGAATCCTGTGGGAAGACCAAAGGAGAAAGCTTCTATATTCAAAACAGACAAATCTGCTTTTGGCAGAGATCCGCTAGGTTCTAAGGACATGAAACCAGAAACTCCTTTTGACAAGACTAGAAAGGACAAAATTAAACCTTTTGCGATGGAGCAGACTTTGAGGCAAATCAAAGGCAAGAACTCCAAAAAAATAGTCATTTTTGAACAAAAAGAGGAAGAACCAGGGCTGTTGGATGAGAAAAACATACTTAATCACGATATTTAGTAATATTTATAGAAGATCAACTTAAAATGAAGCTTAAACATAATAAACTTCGAAACACAGGACTATTATTTGAATTACTTGTAAGACAGATTACGTCTGACATTTTGAATAATAAAGAGTCTAAGGCCTCTGATATTCTCAAAAAGAATTTCAATAATAACCTTATTGCCAAGGAATATAAGATCTATAAGGCGTTTACTGACAGTAAAAACTTGTCAGAAGCTAAGGCTAATCTGGTTATCCAGACTGCCGTAGAAGCGCATAAAAGATTGAATAAGAACACTTTAAATAGACAAAAGTACGAGTTGATCTCTCAAATAAAGGAGAATTACAATCTGGATGACTTCTTCAAAACCAAGATTGAGAACTACAAAACGTTGGCTTCTGTTTACATGCTATTTGAAATGTATCAATCTGATAGCGTTGATCCAGAAAAAGAAGTAAAATACAAGTTCACTATCATGGAGGACATGTGTGGAGTGAAGAAAGAGGTTAAAAAAGACCCTCTATTGCAAGAATATGAGACGTATGACAAAGGAACCAAAGCATTAGTCTACAAACTTATGATCCAGAAGTTCAATGAGAAGTATGTAAACCTCAATGAACAACAAAAAACCCTCCTCAAACAGTACATCAAGAACATTTCAAGCCCAGAAACCTTCAGGGAATACGTAAACGAAGAGTTTGCTAAAGTAAAAGCAAAGCTTACAAAGCACGTTGAGAAGATAAAAGACGAAGTTCGTAAAGTAAAACTATCAGAAGTTATCAATATCATGAAAGATATCCCTGCAGGAAAACAAGTAGCCGATATAGACGTAGAAAATTTGTTGTATTTCTATGAACTAGAAAAAGAAATGGAAAATGTCAAAGGTTAAGAAGGTGAAAGAAATGTCCACTACAGGTGGAGGAGCTCCAGCAGCAGATCAAGGACACGTTACTCCTGGTGATGGAGAGGGTGTAGCTGCCAAATATGCATTTGGTGGTGCTGGTGGAACCAAGGCTAAACGTAAAAAAGGAATTTTAGTTACAAAGAAAATAGGAAAATGGGCTGAATCAGCAGAAATAGATTTGGCAGCAGAATATAAAAGACTCTTTAAAAAAGGACTATAAATGACAACTCAACAATTGTACCAGAAAGTGATTAAAGAACAGATGTCTAAGTCAGACTTCCTCTGGCAAGTACGTAGAAACCCTATCTATCAGAATGATTTGACAGGAGCTATGTCTTATGAGGATACTGTAAAGAAGCTTAAAGCTAAAGGACACATTTGGGACAACGCTGCTGGTGGTGAAGTTAAGCAGGGCTTTAACTTTTTTAGCGCTTTCAAAGCTCTCAATGAGGCTAAAGAGCAAAAGCTCAAAGGCGGTAAGGGAGATAAGGTAACTCCAGACCAAGTGAACTACTATGAGTTTACTAAAGGTTGGAAGCATGAGTTGGAACACACTGATGATATTGATAAAGCAAAAGAAATCGCATTAGATCATCTTGCTGAGGATCCTAATTACTATACTCGTCTTGACATGATTGAGTTTAAGGCTAAGAAAAAGAACCGTATTGATTTGCCTAAAGAAGTAAAGAAAGGTCAAGTAGTAGACAAAGACAACCAAATGAAGCCTGCACCTAAGAAGAAGGCTGAGAAAAAAAAGTAACATGAATTTGGTTCATGAGATATATGAATTCTTTAACGAAGCTGAAGAGGATACGCTAACAGAAAAAAGAGCAAGGAGATCCAGAAGTGAAATGGAACCTCCTGAGAAAACCAAGAAGTATAGCGTAGATATTAATCCTGAAGAAATAAAGTCCTCTTTCAAGCCAGGTTCAGTACACGAGATAAGATTCACCATAACAACTCCAGGTACAGGAAAAACTAGAAAAGTTTACAGCATCTATCGTAAACTATCTGAGGAAGAATATAAAAAACTTGTACCTCCATCAAATCTTAAAGTTCTCACATTAGTAGATCCAGCATCTGAAGTTCAACACGATAGAGATGTTTATTACATTACTATACCTACAGTAAAATATGGAAAAAGAACAGGTAAGGATTACACTTACTTTGTATACTTGACTAAGAATTCTGTAGACAGTTTAAGTGCAGAAGAAAAAGAGAAGTTGAATTTAAAACTAGTTCCTATTAGTGATATTAGTAAAGGAATTAATAATTTTCCATTAGACTTTTTTACATTCGGAGAATACATTTCTAGTTTAAGTAAAGAAAAGCAAGTAAGAGCTAAAAGAGCTTCAAAAGTAAAAGATACTGCAAGTGATGAAGAAGCTTTGGATGTAGATCTGTCAGCTTTGTTAGGACTAGAAGACATAGAGCCTGAGACAGAGCCTAAAGAGGAAGAACCAGAAAATGTAAAAGCAGCCAAGAAGAAGGCAGCAATATTTATGTTAGACGATAAGGTAGAAAGAACATTTAGCCAAATCATTAAAAACTACGATATATCTAACACTACCAGTAACACTGAGAAAGAGAGAAAAGAAGCTAAGGATAAACTGGGAGAAATGTTAAAAAGATTTCTAGATAGTTTATTTGATATGACAGATAACGAACTAGAAAGAAAAGCTATTATAGATTATAGTGTTGCTCAAAAATTAGAAAATAAAAAAGGATTATTAACACTTATTAAAACGTCCTACGACAATATGGAATCAATTAAAGAAACACTGAAAGAAGCTTCAGAAATAAAAGACGATCAAGTATACTCTGCTTCCGTTAAATACGGTTCAGGTAAATCAAAAGAAGTTAAATTAAACGGTAAAAGTTTAAAAAAACTTATAGGAGATCAGGAATTTGTGTATAGCAGAGATATTCCATTTGAAAGGGTAATTGATGACCCTAGAAGAGAAGTCGGTATGACTACTGTTAAAGGAACTATAAAAGTAGAACCACCAGTAGGAGGAAAATTGAAATTAGTAGGAAGAAGAACTCCAGAAGGAGAGCCTATCGCTTACGATCCTGCTGCTAAAGCACCAGAAGAAAAAGATGATGTGCCTACTAGATCACTAAAGACTTCTATATCTGGACAAGGTGTTAGATCATTTAAAGTTCCTGTAAACATGGGAGTAAAGATGGTTGATGTTAAGCCTTCTCAACTCGCATACAAGTACTATATCATAAGTCTAGATGACAAACAAATAGCACATGGTACAAATGATTGGTCAGAGGCAAAAGAAAAAGCAAAGCAACTAGGAGACAGATTCAGGGCAGTTCAGAAAGCAGCATTGCCTGCACTTGGTGTGAAAATAGACGAGGCATTATCATTAGCAGATAAAGAAACTCTTAAAAACTATAGAATATCTTTTACTATTCAAAGTGATATGGATCCTGACAAACAGTACAACATTGCAGATAACGTAAAAGAATTCAAAGACGAGAAAACCAAATTCACTATAGTATTAAAAGAAGTTGGAGTTCTTACATTTGATAAATCAGGAACTGCGTCATTCAAATATTCAAAAGATAATAAAGACTATCAAGCACTTAATATTCCAGATGATTTGACTAAGCTAGTAAAGAAATCATTTGAGCCAGCTAAGCCAGAGGATAATTCAGACGCTCAGTTAGAGGCATACATCCGTAAGCGTATCAAGCAAGCAATTAAAGAAGCAGAGATTAGTCAATATTGGGGATATCAAGGTAAGGATGTAAAAAAAAAGAGACTAGAAGAGTACATGAAAAAATATGAGTGGGGATTCCAAGATAGTGATAATCCGCATACCCATTCAATAGGATCAGAGATCCACTCAATTGTAAATAAACTAGTCCATGAATTAGGTGATGAAGGAGTTGCTATGTTCAACTCATATGCACCAAAAGGATATGAAATATCAAATCCCGATGATCTTAATGACATGAGTGATTCTCCATTAGGATCTCAACTTACTCAACCATACAATCCAGATTCTCTTACTGCTAGAGGCGGTAGAGTAGCTGAAATGACTGGCCCAGTTGCTTATAAAGGACAGGGGGCTGATCAACTAGATAGATTAGTAAAAGATATGTCTCCTAAGTTAAAAGATGCCATAAAAGCAAAATCTAGTGCTATGCAAGCAAAAGATTTGATTACTGTATTTAGACAGAGATACAAGGTATCTGATGATGTAAAAGACGATGAAATATACAATAAGGTAAAAATAGCATAATTATATATACAATGGAATTACTTACCGAATATTACCAACTTAGTGTCCCTACTTCTCAAATCAACGAGGCATATAAGCCAGGGCAACCTATGCTTATAACCGGAGTGGTTATACAGCGTTCTAATGCTAAAAATAGAAACGGTAGAGTATATCCAGAAGAAGTACTGAGAAGAGAGATAGACAAGTATAATGATATGATGGTTAAGCACAATCGTGCTTTGGGAGAACTAGATCACAGTGATTCTAACGTAGTGAATCTTAAAAACGTATCTCACAACATTAAAAAGATATACTGGAGTGGTGACGATGTAATGGGAGATATCGAGATTTTAGATGGAGATGAATTCCCAGCGGGTAGAATTGCTGCAGGATTACTCCGTAGAGGTATTCCAGTAGGTATTAGTTCTCGTGGAATGGGTAGTGTCAAAGAATCTCATGATGGTACAGTAATAGTAAATGACGATTTTAATCTCCTTACTTTTGATCTAGTATCCTTTGAATCAACTCAGGGAGCTAACCTTAAATTGAAAGAGGGATTTGAAGCATATGAGAAAGCATCCTTCTCTAAAATAGATCAAATAGTTAAGGATCTTATTTGCAATAACACTGGTATCTGCCACTGTTAATTAAAAAATTTTCACTTTTTTGATTGAAAATCATACGTTTTTCAATAGACGGGTATATTTATTGATGACATACTCGCCTAATACTCTTTTCTATAAAGAGTCGAATGATTAATATTTTATTACTCCTGTTTAATAGGCGTAAATCCAAAAATCAATTTTAAGGAAATGAACACAAATCTGCTTAAAGAAGCAATCGCAGACGCGGATGCTATCAAGAAGCTTGCTATTGAGAACGCAAAAGCTAGCTTGAATGAAGCTTTTGATTCCAAGATCAAGTCTATGCTTGCAGCACGCCTTGAAGAAGAAGCTGACGACCTCGAAGAAGAATACAACGAAGAGGAAGAAGCTGAATCTAAAGACGAAGCTAAAAAGCATATGAAAGATGAGGAAGATGAAGCTGGAATGAAAGAAGAGTCTGAAGAAGATTCTGAAGAAAAAGATGAGGCCAAGAAGCACATGGATCACGAAGAAGATGAAGCTGATGAAGCTTTTGATCTTGACGCTATCCTAGCTGAAATGGAGAAAGAAGAAGGTGAAGACCACAAAGACGACGATGAGTCTTACTATGAAGGAAAAGAAAAAGGCGGTGAAGAAAAAACCGACGACATGGTAAAGAAAGATGACGAAGACAACGGTGGGGAAGAAGCCGAAGAAGAAGAGGCTGAAACCGAAGAAGAGCCAGTTGACGAAGAAATCGACATCGACGCACTTCTTGCTGAACTCAAACATTCTGAAGATGACGAAAAAGACGAAGTAGCTGAACTTGAAGAGAAGAAGGAAGAAGATGAAGAGCATGACGACGAAGCTTGGATGAAAGAAATGGCTGATAAAGTCATGGATATGATCAAAGCTAAGAAAAAAGGCATGAAAGAAGCTAAGAAGGACAAAGCTCACAAGGCAGAAGACGACGAAGCTAAAATGGAAGCATCTGAAGAACTTCAAGAAATCAAGCGTCAAGCCGCTGAACTAGCTCAAAAGGTTAACGAAACTAACCTTATCAATGCTAAGCTCTTGTATTTGAACAAGATTCTTCGCAAGTACAACTTGTCTGAACAACAAAAATTAAAGGTTATTGGTGCTTTCGATAAAGCTAACACTATCCAGGAAGCTAAAATCGTGCACGAATCTCTCGATCAAGCGTTTAATGTTAAAAATGACAACAAAACTAACTTGAAAGAGTCTTTAGGATTTGCTTCTAGCGCTGCTGGAACATCAACTAAGCGTGTGATCACTGAAGAAGTAATCACCAATGCTGATGCACAAGTATCTAGATGGCAGAAACTAGCTGGTATTATTAAGTAATTAAAAACAAAACAATAAAAATTCTCAAAAAATGAATGTACAATCCCTTCTCGAAAGTTCTAACCCTTATGTTTCCCAAATGGCGGAAGCACAGAGGTTGGTAAAAAAATGGGAATCTACAGGCCTTCTTGAGGGTGCTGATCTAAGTAAGCAAGCTTACGGTAAAGAAAGAATGGCGATCATTCTTGAAAACCAAGCTAAGCAACTTATGGTTGAGCAATCTCAAACTGGTACTGGCGGTACTTTTACCGTAGGTGCTGGTGAGCAATGGGCTGGTGTAGCTCTTCCTCTCGTACGTAAGATCTTCGCTGATATCTCAGCTAAAGAATTCGTTAGCGTACAACCTATGACATTGCCTGCTGGTCTTGTGTTCTTCCTTGAATTCAAGTATGGCACTAACCGTCCAGGTACTGCACAGCAAAACCGTTTCGTGTCTGGTGACAGCATGTACGGTACAACAAACGTAAAAGATGTTGATCCTTCAGGTGGTCTTTATGGCGCTGGTCGCTTTGGCTACTCTATCAACAACTATTCTGCTTCTGCTACCTATACTATCACTACTGCCTCTGCTGCTGACGTAAATTTCAACTCTATTTACTCTGCTTCAGCTGCTGCTGGTAAACTCCGTAAGTTGTCAATCACTTCTGCTAGTGGTTCACTTTCTGGACTTGATATCAACGGTGTACGTGGTTTCATCGTAACTGGTAGTGGTGTTAACGAAAGCAACTTGTTGGCTGAATTTACAGCTTACGCTTCTAACGACACTTTGTCTTTCATCGTTTCTGGTTCTGCAGGACAATTGAACCTCGGTTCTGGTTCAGGTACTGTATTCTATCAGAAGCAACCTGCTGACAACAGCCGTGGTGACTTCGAAGATACAACTTCTGCTCCTTTGACTGGTTCTAACGCTATCCCTGAGATCAACGTTGAACTTCGTTCTGAGGCTGTAGTTGCTAAAACAAGAAAACTAAAGGCTAAGTGGACTCCAGAATTCAGCCAAGACCTTAACGCATACCAATCTTTGGATGCTGAGGCTGAATTGACTTCTACTTTGTCTGAGTATATCTCTCTTGAGATCGACCTCGAAATCATCGACATGTTGATCCAAAACGCTAACACTACTGAGTTCTGGTCTGCATCATCTAATACCTTCTACAACAAGGTAACAGGTACATGGAGCCAAGCTTCAGCTGGTGCTGGTGGATATTACAACACACAAGGACAGTGGTTCGCTACTTTGGGTACTAAGATCCAATCTGTAGCTCGCCAAATCCATAAGAAAACCCTTCGTGGACAAGCTAACGTCCTCATGACATCTCCTGCTATTGCAACTATCATCGAGTCTATCCCTGGATATGCTGCTGATACAGATGGTAGCAAAGAGGAATTTGCTATGGGATCTCATAAGGCTGGTCAATTGAATAGTCGCTACAAAGTGTATGTTAACCCATACATGAACGAGAACACTGTTCTTTTGGCTTACAAGGGTAGCCAGTTCCTTGAGACTGGTGCTGCTTTCTGTCCTTATATTCCGTTGATCATGACTCCTTTGTTGTACGATCCTGAGACCTTCACTCCAAGAAAAGGTTTGATGACTCGTTACGCAAAGAAAATGCTCCGTGCGGAATTCTTCGGAAAGATCGAGGTAGCTGACCTTAACATTGGATTCTAGTCTAACTAGGTCTAAAATACATAAAGAGCCAGGAGAAATCCTGGCTTTTTTGTTTTTATAAGCTATTTATATAAAACAGTTTATGCCTTCAAATCATCACACTGATCCAGTGTTTAAACCAAAGAAAGTTCCGAAAAATCCCATCAAATTTAATATCTCCCTAAACGAGGAACAGAAAGAGTCAAAGGAAAAGATTATCCGTAGTGACGTATCTGTCATAAGAGGTAAAGCAGGTAGTGGTAAATCGCTATTAGCTGCGCAAGTAGCCCTAGATCTCCTGTTTAAAAAAGAAGTGGAGAAGATAATCATTGCACGACCAGCTATTACAGCAGGAGAACAGATAGGATTTCTCCCAGGAACCAAAGAAGAGAAAATGGCCCCTTTCACCGCCCCCGTATATGACAACATGTTTAGGCTATGCGGTAAGGAAAAGATAGAAAAACTAGTAACGGAAGGGTCTATAGAGATCATTCCAGTGGGTTTTCTAAGAGGATTTAACTTTACCAATTGTGTGGTTATTGTAGACGAGGCTCAAAACTGTTCTGAGACGCAATTAGAGCTGATTCTAGGACGTCTTTGTCTTGGGTCGAAGATTATCATCTGTGGAGACTCAGCCCAGATAGATTTGCGTAATAAGAAGGATTCTGGCTTTGACTTTGTCTGTAAACACATGAAAGATATCCCTGGTTTCACCATCATAAACCTTTTGACAAACCACAGACACCCTATAGTGGATCCTGTGCTGTCTGTGTTCGAACAATACAGAAGTTAAGCATATTTATATTTACAAAGAATATAAATGGCAGGACAGGTAGAAATACAATATTACGACGAATCCGTAGCCCTCTTACCAGTCTCTGGTAACACTCCTTTTGGGTATTATGATGCGGATGCGCAGTTCCAAATAGACGGACAGCGCTTTGCTAAATTTGCTGCGAGACGTCTAGGATATCCTATCATGGAGATAGAATTACAGGATATCAACTTCTATGCAGCATTAGAGGATGCTGTTACCGTATATGGAAAGGAACTATACGAATACAAAGTAAGAGAGAACTACTTATCTCTTGAGGGTAATAGTACGGGTAGTACACTTAACAACACCCTGATTCAACCAAACTTTGGTAATATGATTCGTATTGCCACAGACTACGGAAGTGAAGTAGGTAGTGGTGGTAATATTACTTATTATAGCGGAGCTTTAGACCTAGAAGTTAATAAGCAATTCTATGATTTGAATGTATGGGCTAGTCAATCTGCGTCCCTTACACCTGGTGATAGTATTGAAGTGAAAAGAGTATTCTATGAAGCGCCTCCTGCTATTGTGAGGTACTTCGATCCATATGCTGGTACTGGTACTGGTCTACAATCATTAATGGAAACATTTGGATTTGGACAATTCTCTCCTGGTATTAACTTCATGTTGATGCCTGTATATTTTGATGCGTTGAAAATACAAGCGATTGAATTCAATGATCAAATACGTAAATCAGCATATACATTTGAACTTGTAAACAATCAATTGAGAATATTCCCTATTCCTACATTTGAGAGGAAATTGATTTTTACTTACATAAAGAAGTCAGAGCGTAACGCTATATCAAGAACAAATGCTACAAATTTGATTACAAATGTAAGCAACACTCCATTTACAAATATTGTATATAGTCAAATCAATTCAATATTTAAGAAGTGGATATTTGATTATGCACTTGCTATAGCTAAAGAGACATTAGGTAATATTCGTGGAGTGTACAGTCAAATTCCTGTTCCTGGATCTGAAACTACTATAAATGGACAAATTCTTATAGATCAATCAGCTACAGAGAAAACTGCTTTGATAGAGCAATTGAGAGGAACATTAGATGATACATCAAGACAAAAGCAATTGGAGAAAAAAGCAAATGAAGCATCCATGATGCGTGATACATTTGTTAATTTTCCTATGGCTATTTACATAGCTTAAACAGATTAACTGATGGCATTATTTGGAGGACCGAGAGCAAGATCATTCTTTAGACACCATTCACGTCAATTAGTTAATAGAATTGTCGCAGAAGAAGTATTGTATTATAAACTATCTCTATCAGAGACTAGATATAATATGTATGGTGAGTCTAAGAATAAGATGTACAATCAACCATTATTGATTGCGTGTTTCTATAGTGTGTCTGATCAAACATCTGAAGATGATACATACGGTAAGTCAAGGGCACAGTTAGTTGATTTCAGATTCCTCAGAGATGATCTAATAGATATAAATTTAGTACCAGAAGCTGGTGATATTATATGTTGGCAAGAGGCATATTATGAAGTAGATCTAATCATAGAGAATCAGAGAATAATGGGAAAGAACCCAGAGTATTCTCTAGAGGAAGATCTACAGAAGTATGGTGAATCATGGTCTATGATATGCAGATCTCACTTGACAAGTGTTAATAAGTTGAACATCATTAAAACTACTTAAGAGTGCCATTACAAAAAAGAGTCATAAAGAATATTCCAAAAACAGAGGCAGAGATATTAAACGATAATATTGAAGTACAGTATAATACTGTGCAGAAGCCTCCTATACAAGATTATAAAAGAGGTGAGGATAATTCTTTAAGAGGAGAACAAATAAAGAATATATCAGTAGGTCTTGAGGATATAGATAGTGCTATATTATATTATTTTAAAGAGGTAATTAAGCCATACGTTATTAATGAAGGAAGTAAGTACAACATTCCTGTAGAATTTGCAGATGCAGAGAAGTGGAAAACTGCTCAAAAAGATGGTCTATACAGAGACAAAGATGGTAGAATCATGCTTCCTATTATCACAATTAAACGTGATAATCTAGAAAGAAATAGGTCAATTGCAAATAAATTAGACGGCAATAAAGTAAACATATATCAGAACTACGAGAAAAGATATAGTACAAAAAATCAATATGACAACTTTTCTGTACTTACCAATAGATCTCCTGTAAAAGAGTTCTATAATGTGGTAGTTCCTGACTATTACACAATAACATACACATGTAACATATATGTATCCTTCTATGAAGACTTAAATAAAATCATAGAAGCAATTGGTTTTAGATCAGATTCCTATTGGGGAATGCCTGGAAGGTTCCTATTCAAAGCAAAGATTGATAACTTCCCTATCACTAATCAAATTACTGATGGAGAAGATAGGAGATTTATAAGCACTTTTAGTTTAGTGTTGAATGGATACCTTACTCCAAACAATATAGATCGATATTTGGCTTCTAATTCATTCAAGTATCGTTCTAAGACTCAAATACTATTCACATTAGAGACCACAGATCAAGAATTGGATAGTGTTAGGTTTACAGCAGCAGCTAGCCCATTAGCTAAAACTGCGTATATCCCAGAAGGAGTTACTGTAAATGTAACAAACAATATTGATAACATATCTATCCTTGATCTACAAACTATCGAGTATTTGAACAGTAGTAAGACTGAAGTTGCAGATTTTATCACGTATAATTCTGCTGCGTTTTATAATACAACAATTAAACAGCCACCAACATCATCTCAATTACCATCTTCTAGCGTCGTAGACTTCAAGTTCTTCGTAAATGGTGTGAATGTAGAGTATCCTCACATTGTATCATTTGACCAATCAGGAAGTGCTACAGTGCTTACTATCAACACTGGAAGTCTGGGATACTATTTGGATAGTAGAGATGAGGTAATAGCTGTGGGTAAATTTGTATAATATGGCCATTATTAGATCAAAACAGTTTGAAAAAATATTTGAAGGCAATATAGAGGTGACAGGATCTATCTCTGTATTGGGCTCTGCTATATTCATTCAAACATCTTCTTTTGAGCCAGCAATAACCATTAGCGGATCAGCTGTAATTGGTAAATCTGAGGTCACTCCTACTACCTTTAGTGGCTCATTAAGCATTGAAGGACTGGGAGTTCTGTCTGTCACTAGCAGTAACCAAACTCTTGATCTTGGAAATGAGTCTTTTTAGTTCATTTGATATTTATATCTAAGGATAGAGAACTAAAAAAAGGCAAAAAGTTAGATGGCACAATGGCTGCGAATACCTAGAGAAGGTGACAATGTCTCATTTAATACCGTAAACGTCACTGATAGCATTACCGCTACGTCGGTAACAGCAAGTATTAGCGGTTCCGTTACAGGTTCCATGTTTGGTACATCCTCTTTTGCGGATAGTGCCTCCTATTCAGTAAGTGCATCAGCAGCAGTTAGCGCATCTTATGCCTTCAGTTCATCCTATGCAGTATCTGCATCCTATGCTCTAACAGCTTCATACTCAGCTAATAGTACAACATCGTCTTATGCTTTAAGTGCATCATATGCATTAAGTGCATCTAATGCATATAGCTCATCATACGCTATATCAGCGTCTCATTTTAATGAGGTAGACCCTGTATTTTCTGAGAAATCAGCCTCTTTAGCTACCACTGGATCCAATATTTTTACTGGAAATCAGGTAATTAGCGGATCTGTATCAGTGTCTCAAGATATCTCCGCATCAAATGCGGTAATTACAGGTACAATCACCGCACAAACACTGCATGTACAGACTGTAACCTCATCTGTCATATACAGTAGTGGTAGTAATGTGTTTGGAGACTCCGTAACTGACGTACAATCCTTCACTGGTAGTGTACAGATGACAGGATCTCTCAGTGTAATAGGTCCTGCAACCATAAATAACCTTACTGCTAGCGTACACGGTACCTCTAGCTGGGCTATAAATGCACTTACTTCGTCCTATTCTACCAATATTAATGGTGTAGATAACTACATTCCTGTGTATAGCGGTTCTAACTCGTTAGAGCCTAGCATAATGTACCAATCTGGTTCATTTATTGCTATAAATGAGACTAGTTTCACCACAGGAAACCCAGAAGCCTTATACGTATTCCAGACAGACCCTACATCAATCAATGTAATAAGCGGTAAAGGTAATCTTAATAACTACCTACAGCTTAATATACAGAATACCAACCAGGGTATTAGTGCATCCTCTGATGTGGTAGCTACTGCCAATAATGGTAATGAGACTATCCATTACATTGACATGGGTATTAACAGTGAAAACTTCGCTGGATACCTAGGAGGGCCTAACGACGCTTATCTATATTCTACAGGACATAACCTATGGTTAGGAAATACTACCGATGGGTACAATGTATACTTGTTCAATAGCTCTAGTCTTATTCCAGCGCTCACATTAACTGCGGATGGTAGAGTGATAATCACTGCTAACAGTGTAGTATCAGGATCATTAACTGTAACATCTGGAATAACTGGTAGTTTATATGGTACAGCAAGTTGGGCAAGAAATACAATTAGCTCATCTTACACTGTATCATCTAGTGTAGCTATAAGTTCAAGTTATGCTTTAAGCGCATCATATGCTTTAAGCGCATCATATGCTTTATCTTCTTCGTACTCAGTAAGCTCTAGCCAAGCAAATAGTGCATCGTATGCGTTGTCTGCATCTTATGCAGTTAACGCTACTACAGCTTCTAACGCACTTACCGCATCCTATGTAACTCCTTTATTTCAAGATGTAGTAATATCTGGTTCATTAACTGTTACTGGATCAAGCACATTTGTAGGTGATACAGGGTCATTAGTTGTGTTCTCTAACGCTGATACGATGATATTCAGCGGCTCCATGTTAGTAACTAATTTGATTAGATTAACAGGCAGTTTAGAAGTTGAAGGAGGTATTACAGGATCACTACTTGGCACTGCTTCTAGTGCTATATCTTCTTCTTACGCTTTAACTGCTAGCTATGCTGTCAGCGCATCTGTGGCAGTAACAAGCTCATATGCTATATCAGCTAGTTACATAGATGGAGGGTTTTATTAATGACACTTGAGCTAAGAAATATAAATGGTAGTGGTAGCTTTCAGTTACTAAGAGTAGCACAAACCGGATCTTTTAGTCTCATAAACGGATCTTATGTGCCCCCAACTCCAGGACCAACAAATACTCCATCTCCAACCGCCACACCAACACCTACACCAGTAGCAACTGCTACACCTACTCCATCTCCTACTGCTACTGCTGTACCTACTAATACTCCGACACCTACTCCTACAGCTACCCCAGTACCTACTAATACACCAGCACCAACAGCTACTCCTACACCTGGTCCAAGTGCTACGCCAACACCAACGCCTACAGCAACGCCTTTACCTACTAGCACACCTACTGCTACTCCTGCTCCTACTAATACTCCAACACCTACTCCTGCTCCAACAGCAACTCCTACACCTACTCCAACACCAACACCAGTTCCTCCAACACCGTCAGATCCAACACTACAGATATGGTATGATGGTGCAGACAGTACTCAATTCCAACCTAGCAACCCTAGTGATGGACAAGCTATTACTCAGTGGAATGACAAGTCTGCTACTGCACACAACGCAGCACCTGTGGGAGCTGCATCTACAAGACCTCTATACACTGCTAGTATACAGAATGGTAAATCAGCTTTGTATTTTGATTCCGTAGAAGATGGATTAGAAGCCCCTCTTAACTCTTTGCAATCCATTACTGGATCTACAATGATTTGGGTAGGTAAGACATTGAATGCTGCTATTAATCAGCAAGTTGTACAAGGTGTTGTTAAAAGTGGTGTATCCTATACCGCAACTAATCAGTATGACATATTCATAAGTGGATCATCTGGATACAAAGTAGCAATGGCTAGCGGTAGTGCAATAGCAAATGTAACTCCAGATACTCAATGGCACGTACATACATTAGTATTTGATGGTACTCAGACAGGTAACTCTAATAGATTAAAGTACAGAATAGATGGACTAGAAAGGACATTGACATTCCAAACCAATGTAAGTTCATCTACTTCGGCTAATATAAACGCAGTACTAGTAGGAACAGATGCAAGTTTAAACAATGATTATAATGGATATGCAGGAGAATTATTATTGTATACTAAAGCATTAAATTCAACTGAAATCAGTAATACAGAAGCATACTTATTCAATAAGTGGAATATAACTCAAGCTACAGCTTCTGGTTTATACGAATTTACTTCGTTCACATTTACCAATGCTTCAGCATCAGGAAGAACAGGTCCTACCTATACATCTATGCTGACAGCTTATTCAGGATCTCCTTCTGCTAGTGGATGGGTAACTAATACTGCTTACTTTACTTCATCTATTCAAGGTATACAGTTATGGACTGTTCCTCAAACAGCTACTTACCGCATTACAGCTGCAGGTGCAGCGGGCGGTAGTAGTCCTAGTTTGAACTATACAGGCGGATTTGGTGCAACAGTAACATCTGATATATCATTAAGTCAGAGCCAACAACTTGCTATTGTAGTGGGTCAGATGGGAGGAAATAGATACACTGGATCAGGAGCTGCTGCATTTAATGGTGGATCTGGTGGTGGTGGTACATTTGTGTACGATAATACAACTATTACTTACTATATGGCTATAGGTGGTGGTGGAGGAGCTGCAGGCGCTGCTGCTAACCTATTCACTAACCAAGCTACTGCTAGTGGTAAGTTCGATAATACATCTGGATCTACTGTTACTATTGGTAGTGGATTCTTTGCATCTGGTGGATTTGCTGGAAGTGGTGGTAGAATAAGCACTAGAAATATTCTATATGGAGGTCCTGGTGCTGGTATAGCTAACTCTGGATCAAATGCTAATGGAGGACAAGGTCTATCTAGATTAGGAAACTGGTTAGGAGGTACTACTGGATCAATAGGCAACGTGAATGGAGTCGTAGGAGGATTTGGAGGCGGTGGAAGTGCTGTAGATGGAGATGGTGGTGGAGACGGTAACGTAATAGCTTTCGCAGGAGGTGGAGGAGGATACTCTGGTGGAGGTGCTGGAGGTAACTCTGGACAATCCAACAGCCAATTTGGTGGTGGTGGAGGTAGCTACTACACTGGTTCTCTTGTAACAGGTTCTTCAAACAGTAATCAGGGTCATGGATATGTGACAATCACGAAATTATAGTTAAAATAACCCGATTGAAATAATATTTATACTAGATGGCAGATAGAATATTACATAAACGGAGCCTAACCGCAGGTTCCGTACCAAGCACTTCCTCCTTGGAACTGGGAGAGTTGGCTATAAATGTCAACGATGCCAAGGTATTTTTGAGAAAATCTGGCAGTTCTGGGGAATCTGTTGAGGCGTTAGTATCCACAAACACCTTGACTAGCGGTTCTATCTTTATATCTGGAAGTGTAGCGATAACAGGATCATTAGATGTTAC